TAGAACATGCGGGGTATATTTAATTGGTTGCTGTATGCACAACCCCAATTTGAGGCAAAGCGATAAGTATAGTTTAGCCGCAGAAGACTTCAATGATCGGCTCCATAACTTAATCTTCAAGGCGATTTTTGATAGGGGACAGCAAACTGGATTTGCGCAGGCAATTACACCTGCAAGCTTAGATAGGTATTTAAAGTCATATACGGTTTATCCCTATTATCAGGCTAACCAAGGTTTAGAGTTTACCAAACAATGTTGGCAACGGGTGGCGGATGAAAACATTATCATTAAAAATGATGATATAGTTGATGTAGAACATTCACAATTTCCGTATTATTATAATCTTTTAAAGGTCTTTACAACGTTGCGGAATCTTTACCGCAAAGGTATTGATATTAAAGATTATTACAATGTTAACGATCCGCTGAACAACAGTGAGCAGTTTGACCAACTGGTTAAATTGACGCCGCAACAGATTCTGTCTGAAGTAAGAGCTCGTATTGAAAAGGTTGAAGAAGAAAGTGTTGGTAAGAAGAGCGGCGACGCGCATTACGTTAACTACCAGTTGAAACAATTGATAGCATCTTTACAAAAGCATCCAGAAGTTGGAAGGCCGCTTAATGGAAAAATCTTAAATGATATTACACGCGGCGCTCGTATGGGTAAGTTTTATATTTATAGCGCTCCGTCTGGCGAAGGAAAAACACGTTTCTTAATTAGTAATGCGTGCGCAAGGTGTTTTCCGCATTTGGATGAGAAGTGCAATTTGGTATTTGGTGGCGCGCCAGAAGCCAATGAAACTTATTTGCGAAAGGCAGTTTATATTGCAACTGAACAGCAATTGGATGAAATCCAGACATTAATTTTGGCTTATGTTAGCGGAGTTAAGGAAAACCGCATTTTGGATGGTGCGGGCGCATTTACGCAGGAAGAAGCGCACCGCATTGAATTAGCTACTAGAATTATCGATCAGTACCATGAAAATTTAATAATTGACTGTATTACCGATCCGAATACAGAATTGTTAAAGAATCGATTAAATAGATATATTGCGGACGGCGCCGAATTTATATTCTATGATTATATTTTTACGTCTCCAAGCTTGATTAACAAGTTTGCAAGTTCTGGTGTTCGTGAGGATGTTGTGTTGATGATGAGGTCTAATACGTTAAAGGAAATTGCGGCGGAACATAATGTATTTATTATGAGCGCAACGCAGTTGAACGACAATTGGTCAAACAATATTACGGGCGCTCGTAATCAAAATTGCATCCGCGGTTCAAAGGCAATTGCAGATAAGGTAGACGTTGGTTTAATTGGTATTAAGGCGCGTCCAGAAGAGCTGGATAAAGCAAGCGCGGCGTGGTCATATGCAAAACAACATTATGATTTCGTAAAGGAGTTGCCGGAATATATCCGCAAATATGGACCGAATCAAGTTGTGGATATATATAAAAACCGCCGTGGTCAATATAGTGCGGTTAAATTGTTCCGCTACTTCGATTACGCAACTTGTCGCGGCTATGATTTGTTTATGACAGATTGTAGTTATGGTATTGAAGATACGGAGTCAAGTTATGAATATTTAAAACATACGGTTTCAGAAAAAGATTGGGAGGCACAGCATGATAATTAATTTTGAAGGCTTGCGTGAACAATTGACAGATGAGCAAGTCAAAGATATTTTATTACAATATAATGTTGCGCCTTGTTTGGAAAATGCGGATACAATCATCTTCCCAACATGCTGCCACAATTTAACCGGTGGTAGCCCCAAGTTATACTATTATAAAGATTCTAAAAGGTTCCACTGCTATACCGAATGTGATAGCAGTTTTGATATATTTGATTTATTAAGACGAAGGCATAAGCTACGGGGGCAGGATATTAGTGTTATTGATGCTATTAACATTTGCGGCCTTACCTTAGATGGTATAGCCACCGATAGCCAAGTTAACCCACAAAATGCCGATGATTTGCGATATTTACAAGTATTGAATTGTGCCAATGATACCGCCACAACCGCTAATCAACCGTTAGCTTTCCATAATTATGACAAGGCGGTTCTTAAGCAGTTCAACTTTGATTATATTGGTTTATTACCTTGGATAGAAGAAGGCATAGGCGTTGAAGCGCTACAACGATTTAATATAAAATACGACAAGGCGCAAAATGCTATTATCATACCAAACTTTGATATTAAAGGCAATTTAATAGGTATCAGAGCGCGATTCCTTAATCCTTCTGATGTTATTAAAGGCAAGTATCGACCGCTGTATTGGAACAAGGTTTTATATAACCATCCAGTGGGTCGTAGCTTATACGGTATCTATGAAAATCAAAAGGCAATTAGGAGAACTCACCAAGTTATTATATTTGAAGGGGAGAAAAGCGTTTTAAAGAGGGGTTCCATCTATGGAATCAATGAGAACAACGCGGTTGCAACCCTGGGTCAAAACATCACAAGAGACCACATTTCGATGTTGACGCAGTTAGGTGTCCGCAATATTATCTTAGCTTATGATTCCGATTATGAAGATGAGAAGCAGTTGAAAGAAGTAGAAGCAAAATATTATAAGAAGGCAAAGATTTTATCACCATATTTCAATGTATCCTATTTGAGGGATTACGATTTTATCCTCCCTTATAAATCTAGTCCTATTGATGGCGGTAGAGAAGCCTTTGAACATATCTTACAGAAGCGTCAAGGAGTATAGCAACATATGAAACGCATTAGACTAAAAGTAAATAGTATTAAACCAGGTAGCCGCGATTATCTCGGCGATTATCTTAGAACATTAGGAATTGCACCAGCAGATGTGTTTTCATTTGTTGTACGTCCTCGCGATACAGATGTCGATGACCCTATCAAGTTAAATAATAGGGAACGCGCGGCTGCAGCAGCATATGATATTCTGAGCAAAGGTAAAGCACATGTATACGTCCAGCCAGACCCAGATACTGATGGCTTTACATCAAGTGCGGTTCTTATCCAATACTTAAAGCGGCGCTTCCCAAACATCTCTATTCGTTGGAAACTGCATGAGGGTAAGGACCATGGTATCAATCCAGATTTTGTTAATCCAGAAGATACCTTGGTCTTCATCCCAGACGCTGGTTCAAATGATTATCAACAGCAATTGCAGTTGGTTGAAGGCGGCCATACGGTCATCATATTAGACCATCATGAGGTAGAAGACTACCAAGATACGGGCGCCATTTTAGTCAATAACCAAGTCAGCGATAAATTTGATAACAAGTATTTAAGTGGTGTCGGCATTGTTTATAGGTTTATCAAATATAGGGATAACAAATATTTTGCAGATAAACCCTCCATTGCCGATGACTACCTCGATTTAACTGCAACTGGTATTATCGCGGACGCAAGGAATAGGACAACCTTAGGAAACAATTTTATCGCCTATTATGGATTGTCTCATATCCGCAACCAGTTTTTAAAGGAAATTATCACTAAGCAAGCGCGTGGCATTAAAGACCCCGCTAACCTTAGTAAAATAGATGTAGCGTTCTATGTTGCTCCAATTATCAACGGCGTTATCCGTAGCGGCACACAGGAAGATAAGGAAAGGGTTTTCACTGCCCTTAGCACCGCCGAAAGCACCCAGATGTTCGAGAGTGAATATCACGGAGTCAAGCGGCAAGAGGACTTGTGGCAATACGCGGCTCGATTAGCGTTTAACGCCAAGAGTAGACAGGACGCGGCGAAAAAGAAGGGCTTTGAACTTATTACGGCGCTTATCGATGAAAATGGCTGGGATAAGCATAACTTAGTCATCGCAACGATTGATGATAAGAGGGCGGAGAAAATTAACCCCAATTTCACTGGCTTGATTGCTAGGGAGTTAGTAAAGAAATATAACAAGCCCTGTCTGTTGTTAAGATCAACTGAATTTAACGGGCAACAACTATATGGAGGAAGCGGCCGCAACGGCAATTTTTATGGTTTACCAAGCTTAATGGATTTCCTTTTGCAGAGTAAATTGATCACTTACGTCGCTGGTCATACAAACGCTTTTGGTGTTTTCAGGCCATTAGAAAATGTTGCTAGGTTGCGCAAGTATAGCGACGAACATTTGAAACAATCCATATTTGATGATGATATTATTGACGTCGATTATTGGTTCGATGAAAACAATAAACATCCAGTTGATATGAACAGGTTGCATACTTTTGCGGCCGCCATTAACTTATATGGCAATTCTATCCCACAGCCGAAGTTTGCTTTTACTTTTCCTTACTCGATTAACAATTATCGCGTTATGGGTAAATCACAAGATTCAGTTAAGATTAGTTATGAAGGTGTTGACTTTGTGGCGTTTAAAGATCCAACACTTATTTTCCAGCTGGGACAACACAAGGGCGGCGTCATTACATTAGTAGGAAGACCACAAATTAACAGTTGGCAAGGTCATGAATCAGTCCAAGTGAGGATTGATTATATTGATGTGGCAGACGCACCAAAGGAAGCAGCGGTTGAAAATGAACCGCTTATTGATGATGCCACTAGCCATAATAGTTCGCTGTCATGGAAAGATTTGATTTAAGGAGGATCGCCGCATGTATAGTAAAGAATGGTATGATATTTTAGAAAAGGCGCATAGGAATGAAAGGTTCTATAATTTAAGCCGCAGTGAGGTTGACGGTTTCCGCACCACAATGGACCACCTATACCTTGAATTCACAAAAGAACAGGTCCTTAAATTTATTAGTGACCTCTATGATAACGCCGATGCGGCCTTAATAAACCCGCCTAATAAGGAATAAAGCTTTGCCTAAACGTAAAATTTAACGTATAATATAATAGTTAGAAAGGAGAGTATATGAAATATTGTAGTCTTCACAATCATACAAGGTTTTCTAATCTCCATGTTATTGATAGTATTAACAAACCAGAGCAGATGTTAGATTATGCATATGATGTTTTGCATTTGTCTGGATTGGCGTTTACTGATCATGATACGATTAGTGGCGCAGTTAAATTTTTAAAGGCATATCAAGCCAAGTTGCAGAAGGAATGGAGTAAGGTTTATCCAGATACTCCGTTCCCTGGCGACGATTATGAGGCGGCAGCAAAAAAGCTGGATTTCAAAGTCATTTTGGGTAATGAAATTTACCTCAGTGAAAACGGCACTTGCCGAGAGAATGCGAAAGAT